CGCTTGAACCTATCTGTGCAGAATATCCACTTGAACCTATCTTTGCAGAATTTCCGCTTGAACCTATCTGTGCAGAATATCCACTTGAACCTATCTTTGCAGAATCTCCACTATCATCATTAAGTTTCTTGTCTTTAGCATTTTTTATTGTTTCTCCAATAAATTCTCCTAATTTTCCTGTAAAATCACTTATCAATTTAACCCCTATTTTTTCTATTAATCCTTCAAAAAATTCAAACATTCTTTCTTTCCTCCTAATTTCTTATCAATCTTTTCTTCTTCCGCTCTTACTGTGCTCTTATAGTTTTCACATACTTGTCCAAAATTCTCTTTAAAGCAGTAGTTGTATATACAGTTTCTACAGTTCATATTTTAATTTGCTCTCCTTCTATCTCTTTTTTCTCTACTCTTACATAGTCTTTACAAGAATAAACTCCTTCTATTAAACCTTCCAATCTGGAGCATCCATAACATGTATAACATAGTGTTTGTTTACTTAGTTGTTTCATATTTTATTCCTCGCCTCAAGAAATCATTATTGCAGCTGCAACTTCCATTATTCTATTTAGACTTTCAACCACAGAACCTTCCTCAAATTCATCAAAACATCCTTCATGTATTTTTCCTTCAATTATTTTTAAAATTAATTTAATATTATTTTCAGTTGCATCAAATCTCACAGCATCTTCAATTTTTGTATGCTTATTATCTCTATAAAAAACTAAAATCTGTGGTTTTGCATTTTTATGCTCTGATATGCTTATAACTGCTATAAAATCATTTACCTTGTTATCTTCTAATTTCTCACCTAAATATTTACATTCTGTTTCTGCACTAAATATTTGAAAGAAAAAGCCATCTGATGAATATATTTCTCCTGGACAATAACATCTTTTTTTCAAATAATCTTCCATATCTAAAATATCCTTCAATTTCTTTATTTTCATTTTCTTTTCTCCTCCTAAAATAAACTTGGAATATGATGTCCATATACTTCTACATATTCTTTTTCTTCTAATTCTGTAAAATACTTTAATTCTTCTCCTGGATTTTCTTTACTTTCCATAAATCCTCCTATTAATTACTTATTTTAAATTTTGCTTGTAATCCTACAAATTCACCACTTAGTTTTCTTGCATTGCATGAAGTATAAATTTCTACAACACATTTATATTTATTGCAAAATTCTTCAATTAAACTTTTAATAACTTCAATATCTTTTTCCATAATTATTCTCCTCTCGCATATTCTATATATGGTATTATCTCTTCTGTTCTAGCACATGCTGTCTTTTCATCTTTTAATTCTGGATATTTTTTCTACAGTCCTCTTCGTACTCTTTCTACTGACTTGTAAGCTCTACCACCATGTTTTCTTGGATTACTAAAGAATTCCATAAAATTAATATCTTTAAATTTTTTATGCCAGTAGGTTATAAATAAAAAATTATCATTATTCCTTGTAGGTGGAACAGTTTCTAGTATATTTTTTACTTCAATTTCTAATTTGTATAGGTCTTCTTTTTTCATATTTAAACCTCCTAATTAGCATATAAATTAGTTAAATCAGCTCTTGTGTAATCTCTTCGAGAATATTCTCCTTGTACATTGTTTCCTTGTTTATTTAATATTTGTGCTGGATTTGGTAAGAATTTATTTGTTCTGCTTTGTATGTCTATTTGTTTCATATATTCCCCAAAATCCATATCTTTCAAGACTTCATAATATGATTTCAACTTTTCTTTGCTAAATTTAACATTGTACATATTTTGCAGTTTTTCTATGCCTGTTTGAAACTCAGCTATTTTCATTTAAAAATTCCTCCATTGCTGTTAATTTTTGAGACTTTTCACTATTTTTCACTTTATCAACAACCCAGTTAAGCATTGCTCTATAATCACTAGCATACTTCTTTCCACTAGAGCCTTTGTAATTATCAAGAATTTTAATACATTGGTTTGCAAAATCTTTTCCATAAGTGCTTACTAACTTTTCGTGTTCTGCATTGGTCATGGTTACAAATTCTGCAAAGTGTATTTTATTTTCTTTTACTTTACTTTTATTTTCTTTACTTTCTTTTTCTTTTCTTTTCTTTATAGCATTGCCATCGCTATGCAATTGCATTTCGTTTGCATTGCTTTTGCATTTTCCCCAACGTACTTCTGCATTTTTTCTAGCCATTTCAGACTTTTCGTCTTTCTCTTTCATTCTATTTAAAAGAGAATTACTATAAAATTTATCTTCATTTACTTTGAATAATTCATATTCATTGCAACAATCATTTATATATTTTTCTATTTCTATATTGCTGGCAGAAAGTAATTTTATAGCTCTATATGTATTTTTATCTAACTTTAAACAGTAGTCTTCTTGGTTTCTTAACATTTCAACAATACACCAATACAGTCCATAGCCTTCTAGTCCATAATCTGCTCTCATGTTTAATATTTTAGTGTCTGTAATTGCATTGCTATCATGTGAAAAATAATAACTTTCTTTTGCCATACCTACTCCTTTCTTCTGTAATAAAAGAGGATAAATATATATTGTGTTCTACTTATCCTCTTGTTGTTATTCCTTAATTATTTTTACTTTACATCCAAATTTCTCTTCTATTTCTGATAGTGTTAGTTCTTTTATTTTTTCTCTTTCCCATACTGTTGTATAAATTGGTTCTTCTATTTTAATTATTGTAAAATTTTCTAAAAGTTCATTTATAAGAAATACAAAACCTCTATTGTCTGTAAAAGCATTCTCCTCTGTTTTTACATAAACATCATTCTCTTTCTTGTCTGTTGTTATCTTGGTGCCAATTGGTGCATCTACTAATCCTTGTTTTTTGTATGTATATGGTTCTATCATTTTAGATGTAAACAAATAACAACTCTTATTCAATCTGTAGTAATAATCATATTTTAACTCTACTATTTCCAATACTTGTCCTGCCAATTCCACCATGCCACTTAAAGCTTCAAGACCTTCATATAGTTCCCCTTCCTTCAAGTCTCTTTTAACTCTTACTCTATCTCCTACCTTAAATTTCATAATTTCCTCCTATTTTTCTAATATTTTATTTAACATTTCTATAGCACCCTTTGCCTTATATTTCTTTAAAAAGTCTTTATTTAACTTTTTATTAATTGCTATTGGTGCATCTTTTAATTCTTCTAGTGAATTCCTTGCATCATTTCTTAGCTTTATTAAGTGTTCTGTCGCTATTACTTTGTTCATTTTTCTTCCTCCTAAGTTCTGTTTTACTTATAGTTCCATCATGTGCTAATTTGTGACAATTAAAGCATAATTCAATAAGATTATCTTCAGTATCATCTCCACCACTTCCTTTGCTTTTTATATGGTGTTTTTCTGTATAACAGTTCTTCTTGCCACAATATTTGCAATTTCCTTTTTTATCTTTTAATAGTTTTTTATCTTTTATCCTTACATTTTTGTGGCAAGGCCAGAACTCTTTGCTTAAATCAATCATTTTTACTCCTTATTGGGGGTCAGCGGTACTTTCAATACATATTCCTTTCTCACATTTGCAATATATGTCATCTAAAAGCACCACTTATTTCCAACTGTTTTTTAAACTTTCTAATTCTGCTGGTGGCAATGTTTCTATTTCTAATTGTTTTGCTTCTTGAACTATTAAATCTACTAATCTTGACATAGACATGCTATCATAAACACTTGAGCCATAATATGCTGTAACATTTGTATAACCTTCTATTTTGCTTTTTCCTATAATTTCACATATCCATCCTTGTCCATTATGTTGCCATGCATTTATGAAGGTTTCTACTGCTTCATTCTTTATTGGCAAAACTTCACATTGTCCAACTTCTCTGATTGCTTCCCTGTAAACTTCTATCTTCGTTGTTCCTATTTTTTGAGCTATCTTTTCAGCTAAAAGCCACATATATGCATTACTGTCTAAACTTCTTTTCTTTCTCCACTTCTTTATCTCTATATTTAGCTTGTCCTCGTTTTTTAACTTGTTAATAGTATCTTTGTCGTTTGTGTCTAAAAGTAGGCTTATTTTGGGTTTTAGTGTGTTAAAATCCATTCCTATATCTGTCATAATTCCGTGTTACTTGCATTTAATCACCTACTTGCATCATCTATTACTTTTATAAAGTGTGAATAATCATTCATTTTTATTTCTTCTATTTTTGAATATCCTTTTAACGCTAATTGTTGTTTAAAGAATTCTGTATCTATATTGTGATTTTTTATACTTTCTCGCATTGAATCAGCAAGTTTTTTGTCTATTTTCTTTTCTTGTGCCATTTGATATTCTTTGTTCTCCATTTCATCCTTACTTCTAATATGTTTCTTGCTTTCAATTGCTAAATTCGCTAATGCTCTTCCTACTGCTGAAGTTTCACAATTTTCAACATGTGATAAACTATTTACAAATCCTGCTCCTTGTTTTTCTCTTGCATGTCCTGTAGATGGATGCTGGTCTTCATTGTCTTTATAAGCAAATGCTTTTATTGTTATATATTCGTTTTCTTCTTTTACTATTTCTGTTTGTATACTTCCTTTAGGATATCTTTCATAAAATTTATCTACCCTTTCTGCAACTGTTACATATTCCTCCAAGTTATAATTTGCCATTTATACCACACTCCTTTTATAAGAATTATTGTGTTCTTCCATCTCTTTGTCCCATTCTTCTTGCTGTCTTTCTTTCAATGGCTCTAGCATTTCTTCTGCTTCACCCTTTGTTCCTAATATTTGAAAATAAAAATCATTCTTATATGTACTTAAACTATCCGTTGCTCTTTCTAGGTTTCTTATAAATTCTTCTAATTCGCCAATATCATTTTCCATTCTTTCTTCTCCTTACTTGCATTTTTCCTAGATATATGGTATAAATAAGAAAAATGAATTTATATTAATTTTTTAGATGGCTATATGTTTTCTTGTTTTGCGATTGGAAAGACATATAGTTTTTTCTTGTTTTCTTCTAGTACTTTTTCATATTGTTTTATTTCTTTTATTTTCTTTCTGTTATTCATATACTTAAGTTTTTCTTCTTTGTAACAGTCTTCTGCTAAAAATAATGTGTCTATTCTTTCTTCCCTTAAGTCATCACTCATGTCGTCTAATTTCTCTTTATCATCTTTTATTGCCCATATCATGCAAAGTATAAATAATCCCAAACATACAATTATTAACAACCTCCTAATTTCCCTCCAATAATTTTGATATTTTTCCATATACATTAATCTTTGTAAACTTATATATGTATTTATTTAATAATGCTCCTATTGCTAATGCTACTGTTAATTCTCCTGCTACTATAAACATACATGCCATTACTTCTAATATGTAATTCATTTTATTTTCCTCCTTTCTAACTTGCTTTTTCTTTTGGTATAATTATTCCTGCATATTCTAATGCTCTGCTTTTTATAATATTAAATGTCCAATCTTCTCCTGGTTTTTCTGGCTCTATTGCTTTTGCAAAATCCCATTTGCCTTGCTTTATTCCTGCTCGAACTTTGTTTTGTGTCATTCTTATGATTCTTCCAAATTCATATGGTGATATTGTTTCTACTGGTTCTATTTCTTCCATCTGTTATCCCTCCTTTACTTTTATTTGTGCTGACTGCGATTATTTTCTATTTTCTTTATAATTCCACAACATTTGTGTTATAAAAGCATTCTTATTTGTTCCAAGTCTTTTTACTTCTTCCCTCATATAGTTGTTTAACTCAAGTGGAAGTTTTAAAACTGTAACAACTCTGTTATTCTTCATTTTGCCCCCCCTTTCTTTATTTTTATATTTTTGATATAATTACCTCAATTTTTACGAAAGGAGGAAACTATATGTATAATTATTCTTTTACTGAAAACGATGGTGCTATAAAAATTATTACCCCCAAGGTTAATTCCTTAAAAGACGTTAAAATTGAAACCAAGCAAACTAATGAATGTATTATTAATCATTCTATATATCCAAATGGGCTTGACATTACCATGACCCAACTTGCTAATAAAATCCTCATAAGTGCTAATCATAAGCTTGTTAAAAATGATGATGGGTCTTTTATCTTTGAAAATTAAATTTCATCTCATCTTTATTTTGTGTTATTTCAGAACTAATTGATTTACCCTCTGTTAGTTCTTTTTTTATTGTAGATATTAATTGACTGTCTGTTTTTGTAATTTTTTTTTGTATTTCCATCTAAATCACTTCCTCTCTTGGTTGTTTAATGGTTCTGTGACATATTTATTTGTTTGCTTATATCCTCTCCCAATTTCTTATTGTTCGTAAGGAAACTCCTATTGCTTTTGATAATTCTTTACATGATAAATTTTGATTTATCCTATATGCTTGAATTAAATTTGTGGGATTTCTTGCTTTTTTTGTAATTCTATTTAGTTTCCCAATATTCTTTAATTTTTCTTCTATAACTTCATAATCATTTTCTTTTTTTAAATATTTCTTAATTGTTCCCATTCCCAAATTGTATTTTTTTGTTAAATCTAAATAAGAATAATTACTATTTACAACATCATTTTTAATGTTGCTTATTTGAGAAAGAATGTATTCTAACTTTTCTTTATTTGTTGGTTTCTTTAATCTCTTTTTTTCTAAATCAATTATTTGTGGATTAGGAATTGTTCCTAAATGAACAGCCTTATGATGCTTTGGGCACAAAAGATTTATTTTTAATTCATCTTCATAATTAATATGATGTATTTGTGCTTTTTTCTTGCAAATTTGACATTCTTTTTGTATATTGCAATATCTTTCAATATACCTATTAGTCCTACCCCTAACTCTAGTTTTTTCTTTTCTGTCTATTGTTCTCCACCTCCTTTTTGGTTATTTAATGTTGCTGTCATAAATATTTTTATTTGTCAAACAAATAATAAAAATATTTATGATAACTTATACAGTATAAGTTATCATAAATATTTTTATTTGTCAAACAAATAATAAAAATATTTATGATAACTTATACAGTATAAGTTAATTTTTTTCGCCCTTCGTATTAATATGTCAATGTTCAAGCGTTTTAACTTTTTTTATCCCTGGTTTGTTGAAATATTTTCAACTTCAATTGTAAAAAAAATATTCCATGCTTCTGTTGAATTATTTACCTTTAGAAGTTCAACCGACTTACTAATTTCATTGCTTGAAAATTCCGTTAGATTATTTAATTTTGCACTTAATGTATTCGGAGCAACCCCTAGAGCATTAGCAAAATCATTTTGCGTATTAAATATTTCTTTTATTTTGCCTTTCAATTTGTCAAAATTATATCGTACCATTTTACACCTCCTTGTTTGTTGAAATGTTTTCAACTTCGTTAGGCTAATATTATCAAACTTAAAAACATATGTCAATACTTTTTTTGAATTTTTTTCAACTTCTTTATATTTTTTATTCAAAAACCTTGATTTTATTTCAACTTTCGTGTATGATTTGTATTGTAGGAGGGATTTTATGCAATTAATAGATACCTTTCAAAATAGGTTAAAACAAATTATGTCTGACAAAAATATAAAGCAAGTAGACTTAGTAGAGAAAACAGGTATAGATAAAACTCTAATAAATAAATATTTATCTGGTGTTTCAAATGCTGGTCAAATAAACTTAACAAAACTTTCAAATACTTTAGGTGTAAACGAAGTTTGGCTCATGGGATATGAAGCTCCAAAAGAAAGAGATTTAAATAATATTAGAAAATCTGACTTAATAGAAGATAAATCAACTATTCTAAATTTTGACAATGCAACCTTAATAGATTTAGAAGTAGATGTTATAGAAATACCTGTGCTAGGTTATATTAAAGCAGGGATACCTATAGAAGCACAAGAAGAAATTATTGACCATGTTACTATTCCTAAAAGTTGGACTAATGGTAATAAAAAATTCTATGGGCTGAAATTAAAACGGAGATAGTATGGAAATAGATTATCGAGAAGGTGACATTGTTATCTTTGAACAAACAAACGATTATGAAAGAGCAAACGGAAAAGATGCAGCTATTTCAATAAACTGTACAGAATGTACTTTTAAAACGTTTTTTATTAACGATAATGGTGTTGTACTACAGTCTTATAATAACGCTTATATGCCTATGGTATTTACTAAAGAGCAAGTAAATGAATTACCAATAACAGTTTTAGGTATTGCAGTAGAAATTAGAAGAAAAAGAAGTTAGAAGAAAATATAAATAATAGGTGATTTTATGGAAGAAATAAATCTTATCAATAACCCTGATTTTGCTGAAAAACTTTTTTCTACCTTCTATGGTGGCAATGAATTAAATCAAACTGGAAGGAATATAAAAAAATGGATAAAAACCCTGTACTAAATAATCAATTAGTAATTGGAGAAGAAAAAAGCCAAGCTATATCGCATAAAGATATTGCAATTAAAAAATTAGATACCTCAATTAATCAACATATTGAATTAGCTGAATACAAACAAAGTCATCTTCTCTCTTATTGGATTGAAGAATATTCAAAATATCATAATCAAGAACGAACTTTTTCACCTAAAACTTTGAAAAAATACAAAAGAGGTGATATTGTAAAGGTTAATCTAGGCTATAACATTGGTGCTGAACTAGGTGGACTTCATTATTGTATTGTAATAAGTAAAAATGATAATATGTCTTTTAATACTTTAACTGTAGTTCCTCTATCATCTATAAAGGTTGGAAAAGTATATTCTTTTTCTACAGTTGATTTGGGAAATGAACTGTACAAATTGTTATTAGATAAATATAACAATGAGTCAGAAAAAGTGAAGATGATTGATGATGATATAGATTTGCTAGGAATTAATGCTTTTTTAAAGAAAATTAAACACTTAGAAAAAATTGGGGAAGAAATAAAAAGAATGAAATCTGGAAGCATTGCACTACTTCATCAAATCACAACTGTAAGCAAGCAACGAATATATAATCCCAAATCAAAAGAAGACATTTTGTCAGGAATAAGGCTTTCTAACGAAAGCATGGATTTGATTGATGAAAAGGTAAAAATCTTATTCACAAAATAATTATTTTATTAAAATTTTGTATATTTTATTTGACAGTGAGCATAGTATATAGTATAATCAAGATAGATTAAGTCACGCATTATGTAAATAATGCAGTCGACATTTAGAAGATTATAGAGGAGCTCATTGCAGCTCCTCTTATTATATTTTGAAATAAAAAAAGGAAAATGTAACTAATTTCGCAGTCAGCACATTTTCCACCCAATAAAGTCCTTGAAACAAGTTCTTTATCTTTTGTTAGTATAGCATAGATAAAATACCTTTTTCAAGAGATTTTAAATAAATTTTAGAAAGAAGGTTATTTTTATGGAAAGAAGAGAAAAGAATACAGGATTTGTAGTATTTGTAAAAGATGGGCGAAAAAAACCATATATAGCACGAATAAGTATTGGATACGATAAAGAGGAAAATTTAATTAAACATGATTTGGGAAGTTTTGAGAAAGAATTGCAAGCCCTAGTTTGTTTAGAAAATTATCATACCAACCCTCATCCTATTGAAATTAAAGAAAGTAAATACAATCAAATAGTAATATTTTCTAAAAAACCATATCCACTTGTTCCTGTTACTAATCCTAAAGAGAACTTGGAAGAAAAAACAAAAAAAGATAACTATACTTATTCTCAACTTTATGCTAAATTTAAAGAGTTTAAAATGTTAACAACAGAAGAAAGTAAAATAGAGAAAAAATACAAAATTCGACCAACAGACAAACCTTTTAGTCGTACATATTGCAATGGGTTTAGAACAGCTTTTAATAATTCTAAAAAGTTACATGATAGAATTTGGAAAGAATTAAGACCTTCTGACTTTATTAAACATTTAAAAGAATGTGGAAAGAGCAAAGATACACAAAAGCAGATGATAAATTTATGGAATAATCTCGACAAATTCGCAATGGAAGAAGATATTATTGAAAAAGGATATTCTCAATTTATTCCAAATACAAGCAATAAGAAAGAAATAAAAAGTTCTAAAAACCAACCTTCCAAAAAAGAAAAGGTGTTTAGTTATGAACAAATCGAATATCTTTGGAAATTTAAGCCCAAACAAAATGAAGAAACAAGATACAAAAGAATGCAAAAAGAAAAATTTGTTAGAGATTATTGGCTTATGCTCTTGTATACTGGTATGCGAGCAGATGAACTTTTATCTATTTATACTACAAATATATTTTTAGATGATAATTATTTTATAGGTGGTCTTAAAACAGAGGCTGGTATTAATAGAGAAATACCTATTCATCCAGATATAAAACATTTATTTGAAAAATATTATAATCCCAACAATGAATTCCTATTTATACAGCCAAATGGAAATAAAATAGATTATGACTACTACTTATACCATTATAAATATAACTTTAAAGATTTCCATCCAAATGTATCTGAACATACTGCACATTATGCAAGGCATACTTTAAGAACTGAATTGCAAAAATTAAACATAAAAGAAATAATTATAAATTCAATAATTGGACACAGTAATGAAGATATAGGTAGAGATATTTATACTCATATTTCTATTGAAGAAAAAATAGAAGCAATAAAAAATGTCACCTATAAAAAGACAAATAATTTATACATATTTGATGCAAATTATCAAGAAAAAACTTCTTAAAATTTCTATACAAGGTAACAATAAGGTAACATTTTAAAAAGAGCAAAGAAGAAAAGGCTTGATTTCAAGCCTTTTTCCTAAACTTCCATAATAATTGGCATTGTCATTTGTGGCTTTTTTGTCAATTTCTACAAGTGTGATATATCAATACAATCCTTGTTGCTCTAAGTTTCCATACTTTAATGCAAATCTTCTAAAATCTTTGAAAATCTCCATATAAGGTAACAACAAGGTAACATTTTAAGTATTGTCTTTTAGCCTGTTATTCACTACTACAATTCTGCCACAATGCCATGCATAAATAAATTCTTTTTTAAAAATATGTACAACTATTTTTTTGTACCAATTCATATCTTTGCAAATCTCTTGCATTATTTTTTCTTCCATATTATCCACCTCGATGAGATAATATCAAATAATTTTGCCAAGTTATGTACAAAATAGGATGCAAAAAAAATCCCATTTTGGGATATTTTTGTAAAGTTTTGTCACTTTATAATGTCACAATTTGTAAAGTTTTGAGATTTCTACTTCGAAAAATAGTGCTAGTTTGATTAGGTCTGATAGTCTTATATCGTTTTCATTCTCTGCTTTTTGTAGTCTCTTCACATTAATTCCTGTTAATTCTGAAAGGTCTTTTTGTGTAAGCCCTCTTGATTTTCTTATTGCTATAATACTTGATAAATTTAATTCTATTTCATGCATGTTAATACCCCTGAAATAGTATGTGCATTGTTTAGGTTTTTATCAATAGGAAAGAAAATCCCTGAAACACAATTCTTATTTGGCAGCAGAGCAGGTTATGACAAGCTTTATAAAATTGTTGGAATTAAAGCATAAAAAAGAGCAGGCAATTAAGCCTGCTTTCTACATTTTTCTTTTTTTGTTGACATTGTAGAATAAAATATAATATAATTCTACTTAGTTTGGAATGTATATACCTCAACATCTTAGGTGTATTAATTAGCAGTTATTCTGCTAGTTAAAGCAGGTTTTAACTGCTATTACACTGCATCTTAGGATGACAGCAGTTCTATAAGAAGGAGGTACATACATGGAAGGTTTTATCATTGCAGTAGTTTTACTACTCTTTGTGGGAGCTTATTTTGTAGAAAAAGTAACTACTCTAGTGAAAACTCTACAAAAAGGTAAAGTTTTTTCATTACCAGCAGGTAATAAAAAAATTGGAATTTCCATCACAACCGAAAATTCCAACCCAAACTAGATTGATAAGGGGTTATCCCTTATCATTTTTTATTATTACTTATATATTATATATAATACTATCTTTAGTCAAGAATATTACAAGACGTAACAAAAATGTTATATTTGCAATAATTCTGTAATAATATTGTAATATAAGCATTCGAAATTGTCAACATAATTTGTAATATTTCTTTATAACACTATGCAACTAAAAAGTTTTTATCTGTTGCAATCTCCAATTCTTCTGGTGTTAATTGTGCTTTCATATTTGGTGTTAATGTTATAGTTTGCGCCGATTGTCCTGTTAAATCTTGCGCATTTTCAAACAAATAAAGAATACTTGCTTTTGATAATGCATAAAAAGTTGAAAGGTTCATTGACACTTTTAAATTCTTTATTTTAACACTTCTTAAATTTTGACTTCCTGTTAAAAGATTTGCAAGCATTGCAACTGTAGATGCACTTGTGACATCTATTTCGTCTATTGTCTCTACTGCACTATAATTTACAAGTGATGTAACATTGGTAGACAATGGAGTAATTAATTTTGGTACATTCTTTAATTTTGGACAATATTGATAGATAGTATTAGTGGTAGTTGCTAATGGTGCATAAATGTCATATGCTTTTATTAAACTTTTACAATACGAATACAAACTTCCGATATTTATTGCAACTGGAAATGAATAGTTTCCACCTTCTTCTAAAAAATGGCATTGTGCGTATAAGCTAGAACATGTTGTTATTTTATTTGTATTCATAGGAATAGCTTTTTTCAGTGCTGTATTAGAAAACATACTGGTAACTTCTTTTAAACTTGTTCCAGTAATGCCAATAATTGTATCTAAAGAATAGCAATTATTAAACATGTTTGCACCATTTTCTAATTTTTCCGAATACAAGAGTTCAACTTTCCTTAGCGAATAGTTCGCTTGGAATAAAGTTGATGCATTTATAACATTGTTTAAATGCAATCCTACAACTTGTTTTAATGCAAAATTTGAATTCAATTGCCCTGATATGTCAGTTATGCTGTCATGTATTTTTGCTCCATTTATAAATTCTACGCATTCCAAAAGAGGTCTTCCATTATGATAAGTCAAAGCCATATTTTGCCCAGAATGAATGCACCAAATAATCTCTAGTGGCGAATTTAATACAAATGCATTTTGATACGTATCTCTAGTATAAACAATAAAATATCTTGTCTTATATAATACATTTCCATCTTTGTCATAAACAGGCTTATCCTTAGATGCATCCCATGTATGTGTTGTTGAACTTGTATATATCTTTCCATCAGATGTTTCAATTGTAAAAGATGTTTGGTTTGTCGTAAAAGATGTTGTTATTGCGCTAGATGCCATTAAGTATATTGATTTTCTTGAACCATAATCGTTCCTTGAATTTGCTAAAATCTCTTTAATGTCCCACCAGTCTGGATTTGGCTCAAATTCATATGGCTCTTCTGGCTCACTTCCTCCGCCTTGCTGTATTTGTCCAATATAATCTGGAATATCCTCAAAAGGTGTATTGTTTGGTATGTCTACATCTTTGTTTCTAATAGCTTCTTTTATTGCCATAGTTCCTGCTACTATTATTTCTGTATTTTCTACTAAGCCCATATTATGCACCTCCGTTTATAACAGTTTCTAAGTTACTGTTTGCTGAAGTTACAAGATCTGATAATTCATTTACCTTGTCCCATATTTCTCTATCATCATAAGTAGGCCCAGGCTCTCCTTGTGGGCCTATTGCTCCTCGAGGCCCTTCTGCTCCATCGACACCATCTATTCCATTAATTCCATCTACTCCATCTCGCCCATCTTTACCATTAAAATCTCCATTCGCTAAAGACCTTTCAATTCTATTTATTAACTCTGTAGCTTCTCTAATTAGCTCAACTAATGTTCCAACCTCTTCTGGTGACGGCGGATTTTGCCCTTCTCCCAGATTAGGTCTTACTGGTATTTGTGTTATAAAGTTAGAGCAGGTAATCATTTCATTGTTTTCACCAACATATGAAATACTCATGTCTAATTCACCACTAACCATCGTAAGTGCGTTATTTATTACCAATTCTGCTTTATTATTAACAACTGCCATAACATAATCATAAGTTGCTTTTAATGTAGAATGCCTTATTTTTAATAAAGCTGTTTCTTTGTCGAAATTTCTGAATTCAAAATTAAAACGAATTGTTAGGTTGTCTTCTTGAACAATTACAAAAGACCTGTCTCTTAAAAACAGGTTTTCTGTAAAGTCTACTTTAAAATTATACTCTCTAAATATCATAATCTTTTCCCCTTAAATTAATATAGAAATTGTTTGAACTCCCATAATTCCGTCTACTACAATATTGTTATCTCTTTGAAATTGTCTCACAACTGCCTCAGTTTGACTTCCAAAAACACTGTCTACAACAATCCCATAACCTTTATGGTTCTTTAGCCTATCTTGACACCATCTAACTAGCTCATTCTTAGAACCTCTTTTTAGCAACTTAATAGCCCCTTGGGTCTGTTTTCCGATAAACTCCATCTACTAATATCTTTGTTCCAAAAGTATTGTTTATTGCTCTTTGTAAGTTTTTAATGACTTCTTTTATATCTTCTACTCCATTATGGTTCATATCGGCATCTGGTGCTAACGTGATACCTGCTGGAACTTCTGCAATCTCTGCAAATGGGAAATAAGTTCCAGGACAACTTGTACTATTTACTTCTCTGTGTCCTTGCACTCTGTTTATTCCATACTTTTGTTTTAAATAAGATACTAGTTCTTTGCCTGATTGTTTTTGTGCTTCTGACATATCTTCAACACTAAAATTACCTTCAAAACATATCCCTATACTATCAAAATTAGCCCTATCTCCCAACGCATGAGCACCTACACAGTCTTCTGGTCTACCTTTATAAATAGCACCATCTTTCCTTACATAAAAATGATATCCTATTCCAGAATATCCATTTGTTTTTATATGATAATTGTGTACTACTTCCACGCTCTGTAATACTGTTACCCCACTATGATGCAACATTATCCTATTTGTATTTGCCCTTTTGCTTAAATTTGAAAAACTTAAACCTACATCTAAAATATTCACACTCTATTCCTCCTTGTTCATCTTTAACAAATCATAAGCGCCTCCTGCTGTTAGCGCACTAAATATTCCAATTAAAATTGCATTTAATAGATTTTCTACTGTTCCTGTTAAACACATTAGTATTCCCATAAATAGCCCTATAGTTAAATTTTGAAACGGTATGTAATCTTTTGTATCCCAATTAAATTTCTTGGCTAAAAACCCCATTATTGCTGTTACAATAGCTGTTGAAACCATCAATATCATTTCTACTGTTATTTCCATAAAATCACTTCCTTTCCACTAGAACTTTTAAATCTTGAGCCATATGCTCCGCTCTTCTATCGTGTCTTTCTGTTCCACAAATAAGAGTATCTACCTTTGTTTCAAGCTTATCTTTACTCGTCATAAATTCTTTTACAATAATATTGTTATTTTCCACAACTGCTGTATTTTGTCTTATTACTTCTTTTAACAGTTCTTCTCTGTCATCTCTTTTATTTGCTTTATCTAATAGAATATCAAACCACTTTGGGATATATTTTATGCATAGAAAAACAATGATTAATAATATTACAAAGCTAAATCCAAACTCTTTTACTATTTCTAAAACATTTATTTTGTCCATAATCTTTCTCCTTTAGTTTTTAATATATTCTACAGTGGCATAGCCTGTATATGTAGACCTATTAGCCTTACTTTCAATAATTATATCGTTTAAGCTTAAATATACCCCTACTGCCCCAGCATCTGTTCCATCATAAGGTCTAGAATTGTTCATTGGGAAAAATACTCCTCCAGTACTAACTATTCTTCCTGACAACTCTAAGTAAGTGACATTGGTTAATCCTGTAGAAACCTGTTTCGTTGTGTTATTTGGCATAGCACCACAATTAATTTCTTTGGAATAAACTTGTTTTCCATTATAAGTTTTAGGAAGAACTATTTCTTGTCCTGTAATTATATTGTTTACAGCAGTAGGTACAGTCGTTATAATTCCAACACCAGTTGTGCTATTAGTTTCCAAAAATGTACTTTCTACTTCTTGTTGAAATTTATTATTACAAATCTCATCTATATTTAAAAACCAATGATATGGGTAACTTGTTTTTCTTGGGTAGATTAATATAACTAAAGTTCCTGTTGTTTCATCCCTTCCAACTTTTATATCAAGAAAATCCAAACCTGTCCTTCCTGCATTATAAAAAGTATGGTTTGATACAAGCCAGTATCCTACAATTTCACAGTCAACTGGGGTTCTTTCTCCATATAAATATCCTGATAGTTTTACTCTATAAAAAGTAGATGTATTCCAGTCAAGAACCATATTTGTATCTATTTGACAAAATGCTCCTGAAGGATGTGTTTCAGAATTTCCTACAACTCCTGCTCCCATATTTCGCGATACATACATTTCACCTAGCTTTTCATATTTCTGTAATTTAGTTTCTAGTTCTGTATTTATATCTGCTACCCTTGTATCTACTTCTTCTATTGCTGTATTAGTCAATCCTACAGCAGTATCTATTTTATCCCAGTTATCATTAATTGCTTTTCCTAAATCAAATTGACTTTCTAAGTCTGTTGGATTGTCTGTATCCCACTTGAATAAGTTCAATATTGGTGTAAGTATACTCATGTTAGTACTCCTCCTTTTTCGCACAAAAAAAGACAAGATATTACTTGTCTTTAAACTATCTATATTTTTATTGACTACTTGCATCTTGTAGCTGTTTCTTAAAATCTTCTAATGTTATATTTTCACTTTTCATTAATTGTTTTCCTTCTTCAATTAATTGTTTTACTGTTTTTCCATAAATATTTTTATACATGTCTTTATTTAGTGTTTCATCATTTGTAAAAGCAGAAGCCATTCCATCTTTTATAATATAATACATTGTAGAATAAGAACAATAGTAAATGTCTTCATTGTTTCTTAATTCACCATTTAACTCATTCATAATTTGTTCGTAGTTCTCTTCTGTTATTGTTTTAGTTAAATAATCTTTATTATTTTTAAAAATACTAGATGTTGATGTTTTTTTAGTTGTTGCAACTTTTTTGCTATTCATAATATCATTTAAAATTTGTGGATTATTTTCATATAGGGCAAAACCACCATAAAGAACTATTAACAATAATGTTATAACTACAAAAGGTTTCTTGCTTCTAATTTTCTTTCCACACTTAGGACATCTTGTTAAATCTCTGACATTTTCACCACATTTTCTACAATTCTTAGCCATAATATTCCTCCTTTTATTTAAAGGAATTATATTTCTAATTTTCTAATATTGCAACACCTTTTATTTGACATTTTTCGACAACTTTTCTTCTAAAGTTTCAATTTTTTTCTTCAACTCTTCTATCTGTTTTTGTTGTTCTTGAATAGCTTTAGTTGCTGTTGCTAATATGTTTAAAGTATTGATATTCTTTATTTCTTCAACACTACCATCTTTATTTGTCTTAGGTATTGTATATGTGAAGACTGGGTCTATTTGTTCTATTTCTTGAGCTATGTACCCAATATCTTGGTCTTCATTACTTTCGACCCACCTGAAAGACCTATGTTTAATTTTATTTATCTTATCTAAAGCACTTGTTTTTGAATTTCTAACATGTTTTTTTAATTTCTCATCTGATGCTGTTATACTACTGTTTAACGCAAAACTTGAACCATCTTTTAGCAATACATTTAAAATTCCATAAGTTCCAGAAGAACCTGTATAAGTACTTCCATTAAAAACATTTATATTAACTGTATCATTTTGTAGATTGCCTGCATAAAAAGGTCTGTTACTTTGCATAAATCCACCAAGGTCTGAAAATAATACTACATTCTCACCATTTGTTCCTATTACCATAGAACCATTTTCATTGCCTCTAATAAATGCATCATATTCATCGTTTCCTAAATACATATAATTCCCTTGTAACATTATTGGCGCTTCAAAATAAAATGTCCCACCAAAACCTGTGCCTTGAGCAGTATTATATCCTCCATAAGAGAATACAGGAAAAAATACATTGTTTCTGGTTATTCCCCAAACCATTTCATGTCCATTTACATTTCCATTAATAGCAAATGCAATCTTGTTGTCATCTTTTAATCCTATGTCACCTATTAAACCTCCAAAAGTGTTATAAAAATGTTGACCTACTTTATCAAGTGACATCCATAGTCTACCATCATTATCTTTTATTTGAAGTTGTGCATTTATAAATTGAATAAATTCTGATATTCTATTCCAAGCAATTTGAACAGATTGATAATTTTGGGTTATTTTAGTTCCTAATTCATCTTCTCCAACCTTTTTAACAACTTCACTTGCCAAACCATTCATGTCAAGTATTAACCTTGTCATAACTTCGCCTTGTGCATCTTGTATTGTTACTAATAATTGAATTTCGCCTGTTTGTTTATTTACAATTATTTGAGTATCTCTTACTTGTTTTTCAATGCCTGTTGCAAATTGATAATTTGTACTTGAAAAAGTCGGAAAATCTGTATACATTTTTCCTTTAATTCCCGAAGTTATATTTTCTACATTGTTTGTAAGAATTGTTTTGTGTAAATTCCCTTCCCTATCTCTTATTGTGATAATATCGCCAAATTCATAATACATAAATCCAAAATTAGTTAATTCAAATGTTTTATACGAAAGTCCATTAACTCTATTAAAGATATCAACAATGAAGGTTTCTCTTTCTTTGTCCATTATTTGGTTGTTATCAAATCTTACTTCAATTCTATCTTGTTCTGGAATTGTACTTGGGTAATATATGTTGTCCTCTTGCGGAGTTCTACCTAAAACAACAGTATTGACTGCTCCAAAATCTTCTTTTAATGTAAGTCTTTCTAAATCATTTTCATCAATTATTTCTTCAGTTTCTGTTGGATACTTTATGTATAAATCTTTATTAAATATGCAAATATTCCCTGCAACAACTTGACTTAATTCGTCTAAAACATCCCTAAAGGTATATCCTAATCCTATATAATAATCTTCACTTATTATTTTATCTGAATTTGTAAAAGTTTCAGTAATAAAATTATATCCAAGTCTCGCACTTATTGCTTGCATGAATTCTTTAACAGTCATTGGAAAAGTTAAACTTAAATCATAATCAATCATAGTATCAATCATAAAGTCTGCTATTTGAATTTTTACTGTAGATGTTTCAATTTTGTTTTCAGGTGTCTCAAATATCTTAAATTCTCCCAAATCAGCAAATTCATAATCTTCATCTGTATCTAATTTTACTGCAAATCTAACTTTTATTGTTGAGCCTCTTCTTAATCCCCTTATAACATCTATAGTAGTTAGATACTTAACTAAAACTTCATTTATATTCTCAACTTTGGAGTTTTCTACCTGTTCAACTGTCATAACCCTATCGGCATCATCGCCCACATTTAATTCTATTGAAAACATTCTCATTACACTTCTAAACAAATCATTATTGAAAGAATATTCTCCACTTATAACATTGGTAACAAAATATGTAGCAGTTGCTGTGCTTAATTCTAAACCTATTTGTCTACCATAAGTTCTCATTTTCTGTTTAAAACTATTAGAAACTGCTATCATTGTTTACCTCCTTCTGTTTGGAATTAAATTAATAGAGAACGGTTTATATTCCGTTCTCTTGTGTTTATACTTCAATTTAGGTTCAAAATCATTACAATAATATGAAATATTTTCAGTAAATCCCTTTTCAACATCATACCAACTTACTAATAAATTTGCTTTATTAAATATTTGTGATAATGCTTTGCACTCTACATCAGTTGTAGAGCCAATACTTAATGTTATTTTTGGAAAAATTCCAATAAGCGTCCCTTTCATTTCTCCAGACATATTTCTACCTGTATCATCTGCCCAAAGTTTTCCATATTGAACATCATATCCCACTATTTTAGGTATTTCCTTGCCATCTATTGTAATTATCCCTGCTGACATTAAGCAACACCTCCATTTGTAGCCAAGTTAAATCTATTTGTTACATTTTTTGTTTGTCTTCTTATTAATTCTCCATCAAGGATTGTATTGTTTGTAAAAGCAACATTTATATATCTTCCTATTGCTTCACCTAATTGTTCCATAGCTTGGTCATCTGTTAGTGGGATTATTCCTTCTGCTCCTGCCTCTCCTCCAATTGCTCTTCCTCCTGCTACAGGGACACCGTGATTTGGATAATTAATTATTGCACCAGTTTTTAATCTAGGAACAAATCTATCAAAATATACTGGTTGAGCCCTACTAATATTAACACCAGGCACAATATTCACAGCACTTACTATTGCATTAATACCTCTAACAACTGTACTATTAACCAAAAATTCAAGTCCACTAATCATAAAGTTTATAAGTTTTGTTACACTTCTTATTGCACTATTTACAAAAGACTCTATTGCTGGCCCTAAATTTCTAACAAATGATAATAGTGAAGATAGAACTCTATCTGTCAGCCCTCCTATAGAATTAAGTATTTTCACAATGGTGTTTCCGAACAGTATTTATAACATTTGATATTCCGTTGAAAAATATTATGAAACAATGCTCCAACAGAGCTTACAATTGGAGGCAATGATGTTCCTAAGGTTTCAATCAACTTATTTAAAATATTTCCTATTGTCGTTAAAATTACAACAAGTGATGGTGCTGTTTTAACTATAAAGTTTCCAACTGCATCTAATATTTTGGGTAATGTCGCTGCCATGACTATAAGTATTGCTGAAATTCCTGCTATTACAGCTACAAAAGGAACTAATCCTGTCGTCATTGCAGGACCTAATAATGCAATTGCTCCCATTAATGCAATTATTGGAATAAATATTGACGCCATTAATCCTACAACATCAGCCACACTCAACCCTGTGTCTGCAAAAACTTTAAGTAAATTTGAAACTTGATTTATTATTAAAGCAAATCCTGCCAAAATAACAGCAGCACCTGCAACCTCGCTCCAATCCATTAACTGTACCGATGCTGAAACTGCTGCAAATGCTAAAGCAATGCCTCCCAATACAACTGCTAGTAAAATACCAACATCAAGTAATGATAATCCACTTTGAGAAAATACATCTATTAACTTTGTAATTTGATTTATTACTAGGGCAATTCCTCCAAGTATTGCTATAGCCTGCGCCGCCTTTCCTAATCCTGACAAGAAACTGTCAAATCCTTTTCCTAGCCCACCGCTTCCGCTAAATAATTTCTTTAATACAAGAAACACAACTGCTGTACCTGCCAAAACTGCAAGAACCATTTTCCAATTGTCTTTAATCCACAATCCAAATTCTTTTATTTTCTCCATCCATTCTGGAATTTCTATATCCTCTAGCCCTGCTGTACTTAAATCCATACTTGGAGACATAATATTAGCATCTGTATCTGCAGATGCTTTGTTTTCCTGTAGCACATTCATTTCGTCAAATCCAGCTAAAGCCTTTTGTGCTTCTTTTAAATTTTTTGCCATAGTTCCTGTTGATTTTTTACCTGCATTAAATGCATCAACACTAGCATTTGCAAATAAGTTTACGCCAAACCATGCCTTTGCGAGGTAATTAACATAGGCTAATAGTTTATATACTAACCTTATCATTCCTTCTACAACAGGTTTAAGTGTGCTTGCTAAAGCAAATTGTATATATTCTAAATCTGTACCAATTTGCTCATTATAACGTGATAAAGTATTTACAGACCTTTGAATGAAACTGTAAGCTGTTCTTATTCCAAACAATGCTATAGCCCATTTTCCTATAGTTTGTATTAGTCTTGATGTTTTATCTCCAACCCTATCTATAGAACCCTCAAATTTACTTACTTCTGTGGTGTTTAGGTCTGATTGCCTTTGTTTCAGTTTTATAATTTTATTTGTAACTCTTTCAATTTCAGCTCTTAGTTTTATTACCTCTTCTTCCTGTCCTTTAAAAGGCTTGTCATTTTCAATTCCTTTAAGCTGATGTTCTAGCATAGATAAATCATTTTCTAATTTTTCAATCTGTGCTTCAAATCCTGTATCATCTATCTCAGTTCCAATTGTTATCCAACCATCCACTTAATCACCTCGCAATTCCTACTTGTAAATCAAATAAATTTGCACTTTCTATTTCTTCCTGTGTAAGTTCCACTATTTCTTTTTTGAGTGCAACGTCTTGTTTTTGTCTCTCTATTTTTTCTCTTTCTTTAATATCTTTGATGTCCTTAGTATCATAGTTCCTTAAAAATCTAACTCTATTTAAAATGCAATCTTCTTTAAGTCCATTTACAAGTTTGTTAAACTTCCACCAATGCATTTTGGTGGTTTCTAAGTCAATTTGATGGTCAGTAATAAAACTTGCCTCTATATAATCCATATCTTGTTTAAAGTCCATATCTGGGTCTTCTCTTTTAACAATTTCAACACTTTCTTTCCCACATAATAAATATTTTTGAGCTAATTCTAATAATTTTTTATGATGCTTTGAACAATCTAATCCTTTATCTCCAAAAAGCCTATAAATTATTGCCAAAGCCCTTTCATAGTCACCTATATTCTTATTTTCTGCTATTTCATTACACTTCAAAGCAACATTGTAACTAGTATTTATCTTGTATCTTTCTCCTTCAACTTCAACATATTGTGGGTTCATTTTAAAACATCGCTTTCATCTTCTGTTTCTTTATATTTACTTTTGATTTTGGTTTGAATATTAGAGAAAGATTTATCCAATTCGCTTAAAATAGGTTTCAATGCTTCACTTATGTCATCAAACATATTCCAATAAGGGTTTCTTCCTGCCAAGATTTTCTTTGTACCATTCTCACCTAAAAGCAAGTCTAATGCTTGCATTTCTCTTTTATAGTACTCTTTCATAACCTTGTATTTTTCTTCTTGTTTCCAAGAAAGCATTTTTTTGCCTTCTTTGTCTTGTTGTTTGTCTATAATTACATATTGCATTTTTACATATTGAGCATTCTTTTTGTGTTGTTCTTCACATTCTAAATATCTCTCAATAAGTCCTATATCTTCTAAATCAAACTCGATAAATTCTTCTGTATCATTCCCAAATCTATCCTTAATTCCAAATCTTTTTATATTTTCATCTTTTATTTGAATAAAATCTGCCATAGTTTTATTTCCTCCTTAAAAAATAAGAGAGGTAGAAAATCTACCTCTTAATCAACAGCATTAGGTGTAAATGTTGGTACACCATCTGTTATTACTGCAGTTCCTTCAACTGCATCTGCATTGTAATAAATTGAATATTCTATAACTGCTTCTTCTCCTAAATGTGAAGTAACTGGAGTTATACACTTACTTAATTTAGCTGGATATTTCATTACTCCGCCTTCTTCTATACCGTGAAGTTTGTCAATGTCTAATACATTTCCTTCTACATCTGCACCAGTTTTGTCTATTAAACTATTCATATATTCATAGCATGGGTCTCCTGCATAAATTTTTTGAGATACATCTCCTTGTTTTTGATTACTATCATGTGAAGATGATGCATTTTCATTTATGATATATTTTTCAGTTGTAATTTGTGGATTATATGCAATTGCATAAGCAGTTACACCTTGTCCTAATAATGCCCAAACATGGCTTGCTGTTTTTGGTTTTGTGTCAAGAAATGTCACCCACTGGGTTCTTTTTGCTTTTTCCATTTGGTTTTTCCTCCTTTTTATTTTCTTTAATTGATAAAAACTCTTCAATAGTCAAAGGTTTAATAAAACCCTTTTCATTTAATCTCCAAATCTCTGCCCAATCTTTAATTTTTTTTGTATTTAATTTGTCACCAACAATAAAAGATTGCCCTTTAAAAATGCAATCCTTCTTAAATATAATTTCTTTCACTTTTTACCTCCTGTAGGTAATTTGTATTTGAACTGCAAACTCTGCTGTTTGCGTATCTGCAACATTTAAAGCCCCACAATTCAAACATTCTATACTTTCTATATCTCCTATTTGAGGAAATATTTTATTCTTATTGTTTTCATATATTATTTGCTCAAACTCTTCAAAAAAGCCTATACTTGCTAGATTGTCTAATACATCTGCACCATAAGCCTTACGACTTCTAAACAAATGAACATCTCTACATATTCTTACACCAGTTATCCATTTTTCTATACTGGATTCTACAGGCATTTTATCAAGAGAATAACTTTCTATATCTTTATCTAAAAAGTTGGCATTTATTTGATATTTTTTTGTTCCTAGCATTTCATCCAATACCTCAAACATGTATTTTCTTAATTTGCTAATTCTTACCTCTTTCATCAATTGCCACCTCTTTTCATATATTCTTCTACTTCCTTGATAACATCATTTCCCTCTGCTGTCCACATTTTCTTATCCCAGTATGAGCCTGTACCTGGTGTATGATAGTTTAATGGTATTCCACTTGAAACTTTTTTGGTATTAGGTCTACTCCAAAATCCAAAGTCTGGACTATAAAAAGCACCTTTTCCTGTTATTGGGTCTACAAATTTTTCACCTATATATTGATAATGCGCATGTGGACTTCTATATTCAACATAGTCGTCACCTGTTTCTACATTAATCCTTAATGGCCCTTCTGCATAAGGCACATATTTGTCCATATACCTAGCACAAGTGTTAGTGAAATACTTTTGTACCCTTCCACCTTTTTCTATCCCTAAACGTGCTTTTATGACACCTGTAGGTACAAGTTTTAATGTAACTGACATTACTTGCCTCCTAACTCTATATGGTTCATAACCTCACTACCAAAATCTTGTCCAAGTATGGTTTCAATGTTATAAGTTTCAATATCCTTCAAGTCGCTTTGTTTTTTTATTTCATGTCCAATAACGCCCTTAACTATGATATCTCCAATATCAAACTTAATATTGGTTAAATCATTTACATCTTTTGGGATGAAAACTTTAACATCATTAGCCTGCTCATATCCTTTGTTGATACTTGCACCTTTGCCACCTTGCCACATAACATATAGAATATAATGTTTTTTCCATTCATCTAGCCTAGTTTCAGAATTAAAGACTTTATGATATAGTGTCATACTTGTGTTTGTTGTCATTTATTCCACCCCACAATACATATAGGGTGTACCATCTTTTAACTTACACATAACTAAATAGTCTTCTACTATACTTTTATATATAGAACTTTGTTCTTTAGTTACTGGTCTATTAAAAGAAACTGAATAACTTCCAACACTTTCACTAGCTATTCCACCTGTTTTGTTGAAATTATAAACTTCATTAATTAAAGCCATAATACAACCTTTAACTTCATCTTTTTGTTCTTCTAATCCTACTAGTCTATTGAATGTATATTTGTCTATAATCTTTCTAGCTCTGAGTTCAAGAAGATTGAAAGGTGTTTCAGGTAGAGTTCCTTCCAAGTTTCTATATTCATCAAAATTTAGATATTGTTCTCTGAAATCCATAAACACCCTTCTTTCTTTATTGTTTTTCTTCTTTGTTTTTTGGTTCTTTAACCTTTTCCGCTTTAACTGAAACATATCCTAAGGCTTTGAATGTAGCCTCATATCTTTCTGCTGTTGTTTTTATTTTTTTATCTCCTAAGATATACTCATTCATAATATACCCCCTAAGATACTGCTAAACTAGCTAAAACAACTTTGCTTTCATCTGTTAAAGCTGCTACATAGTGCTTATCTGCACCAATTCTTGTAGTATAGTTTTCTAAGTTTCTTTCAGTTTCTACATTTGTATCTCTTTTTAAGTAAATTGTTAATGCTGCTGTATCATCATCTGTCATTGGCGCTGGATTTAGTTGAACTATTGGGCAACTAAATTTACCACCCTCAGCAACAATTTTTCTTGATGGAACTATTCTTGCATTTGCAACCTTTCCAATTTCACCTGTCATTATTACATTGTTGTCATATTTATCTGCACTAATAAAGTTAGGGTCAAGTCTTAATTGTGTAGTTTGTGTTGGTGATATAAACATAACTTTGTCTGTGTTCACTTCTTCATTGAATAAATCTATTGCTTTTACTATTTCTTCATATGAAATTATTGAAGAACCATTATAAACTAATGTTGCTTCTTGTAATGCGTCCATACAATCCATATCTACTTTGCTTGCAATAGATTTAGCTAACTGACTGTTAGTTTCTCCAACTGGATTTCCAAAGCCAGACAAAACAGCTTCATCTGTTAATTGAACATGTTTTACTGCTTTTTTCACAGTATATTTTGCTGTGTCAGTTGTTAATTGAACTGTTCCTGCTGCAACTCCCTCTGCTAAATCTTCAGCATCACCTATATACTTGTATCTAGGTACTGTTACTGTACTTCCTGGTTGTCCTGCTAATGTAGTATCTATCTTTGCAAATGGTGTTACTACAATAGCTGTTTCTATTTTTCCACTTATGATTGGTGCCATTACTTCTGGGTCAACCATATTTTCTAATTTTGTTAATGCCATTTTTTTACCTTCTTTCTAATTATTATATTTTTTAAATACTGTTGGGTTTGATTGTTTAAGTTCTAGTCTCTGGTTGTATGACATCTTGTCAAATACTTCCTTAGTTATAGAACTGCTATCGACATTACCCATTCCTGCCATGTCAACAACATCTTGTTCACTAGCAAATATGTCAGTAGCCTCTTTTGTGAGGTCATTAAAAATATCAGAAATTCCTTTGCCTTTGTTTTCGTCTTTTGCTAATTCGTTTTTAATATCTTGTATTAAACTATTTCTTGTACGTTCATTAACAAATTTCTTGTCTCCAAAAGCAGTTAAGATATTGTCAGTTAAAACTTTATCTTCGCCTTTCTTCTTATCTTCTTCCTCACGTTGTGAAATAGAAGTTTTTAAGTCTTCTAATTCTTTTTTTACTGCCTCTGAATCAGTCGAAACTTTTTCAAGGTTTGCAAACTTGTTTTTATACTCTTCTTTTTCCTTTTCAGAGCTAGCCAATTTATCAGTTAATTCTGTTATCTTTGTCTGTTCTTTTGTTACAGATTTACCATAGTCCGCCATAATCTCTTTGTTTGCTTCTTCTTCAGATTTAGTTCCATTTTTTACTTCTTCAAGTAAAGTTTTAATTTTGTTTGTATCCATTTTGATACTCCTTTCGTATTAGGTTGTTTTAGGTGTGTAACCAATCCACCACGAATCGACTGTTTAAGGTCTAATCTGCTGACCAATATAAAAAAACCAACATTTCTGCTGGCTAATTCTTAAATTCTATATTTTTCGCCCATCTTGTTCTGCTAAACATCTGTAATTCTATCTTTAATACTTTTACTCCTTTCATAAAAATGTAAGGATTTACAAACAACATTTTTTTGTTTTCTATAAGTCCCTTTGCCATTATTCCTTTTTTAATTAACTTATTAATACTTACTATTACAGTTTTCTTTGTTAGTTTGCATTCTTTTATAAAATAATCATTTGTTACATATTCATTATTATTCATTAATAAACAGCTATCATATTTAAGTAAATTTAATGCCTTAGTAATTACCTTGTATTCAGCACTTGTTAAATTTTCTTCGCACAAATCGTCTAAAGCTTTTGCAAGTAATTTAATAAATGGCTCTTTTTTGTCTATGAATGCATACCTGCTTTGTTCTCTCATGTATTCAAGTTGCTCTTTCCTAGTTATTGTAAATCTATCCCCAGTTCTTACTTCATTCACAAGTTCTCCTGTTTTATCATCTACAATATTTAATACTGTTTCCAAGGCAATCTCCTTTCTAAGTAAAAGAGGTGTAATTTTTTACACCTTTTCATATGTATTTGGTGTAATTTTTTACACCTCATTTTTTAATATTTCCTTTGTTTTCAATAGTTTCATTTGCATTGTTTCCTCTTAGTCTTATCTTTTTTAATCTACAACAAAAAAGAACACATTTCTGTGCCCCTTAAATCATTATTTAATTTCTTATATTTTAGACATTAAATCTAGTATGGATAAACATATTTCGCCCTGTTCTGTAGGCTTGTAATCTATATCTAAGCCCTCTGTTTGCATATAATCTCCTAATTGTTCTTCTAAGTCAGCCATATCATTTTCTACATAAGTAATAGTGGCTAAGAAACTCTTTTGCTCATTGTTTAACATATTATATAATTTTTCACTACTTTCCACTTTAATCACTTCCCATATTTTTTAAGTATATTTGTTCCAGTTCTCCACCCAGTAGTTATTATTCCCGTATCTGGATTAATCGAAATTGTTGCCATTTCACCAATGACTTTAAATGATTTTCTGCCTTTTCTATCTATTTTTATTATACCAGTATCTAGTGGATTTTTCAAGGCATCTTCTATCATTTCCAGTTTTAGTCCTCTGCCTGGTCTACTGTCATTAATAAAATGATTTGAAACACTAGATATTGTCGTATTATTTATGTTTAACCCTATTAAAGTGTTATCATAATAATCCTTAACATCTGTTTTTACTTTTCTAAATCCATTAACTCTTAATCTATCAATTTTAGTAGGTAATCCACTAACATTTGATAACTCATTATATTTTGTAGTTAATTGGCTAATTTTCACTTGTGTATTGTCTGTAATCTCTACATTTCCACTTGCCCTTGCTAATATCTGTGTTTCTTTTTGTCTTCTTATTTCTGTTTCTATATTTCTCTGCAGCTGACTTCCTTCATACAATGTTCTATGTTTACCTTCAAATTCAAAGCCTTTATTGTTGTCTTGTATTATCCTATCTAGCTCTTCTTGAGAATATCTAGGCTTGCTTATTTCTGCTATTACGCTGTATATGTAGTGATAACAATTCCATTGCGAGATAACTCTGTCTAATGCCTCATATTGTTTGCCATTTATGTCTTTATAAGACTGATTTGATTGCATCTTGTCAAACTCTTCATTCATGAACATATGTCCTTGTGTTGTTGCATGGTCAGGAGCAGGATGGTCATGTACTGATATTTCTTTTGCATCTGTTCCAACTTCTTCACCTATTATTTTCTGAACTTCATTTGATACTTCTCTCATTCCATCCATTATATTCATTCTTATAGCACTATCCAGCCTTCTTGTATGTCCACTTGCATAATTGATTGTTCTTACTCCACTATCTGCTAATTGCTTTATTGTATTTTGCATTCTTTGTTGAAATCCTTCTGTTCCACTTCTAATAGATATAATTGCTTCATCTACAATTTGGTTATATGCTTTAGGAATATCCATAAATACTGTGTTCCCATTTATGTCTAACATATTTATTCCTGTTGTTCTACTTAGATTTATATATTGTTCAGCTGTTAATTGAGCAATTGCTTGTACTTGTTGTTGCAATGCTAGATTTTGTTCAAATGGAATATATGGTCTATTCCTGTAGTCATAAAAAGGTTTAGCTAGTCTATATTCTTTTTTTGCTATTTCTTTAAATATTTCTTGTATTTCACTAACATTTAATTCTGTCACTCTTGCCAACTCTCGAATTATTTTATTTATATCGTTTCCACTTTCATATAAATGATTTAATCTTAAAATGTCACTTGGAAGTAGTGTTCCTATTTCTTTTATACGATTGCCTATTATCTTCATGGTATATATGTTGGCTTGTTCAATCCTACTTACTAACCTTTCTGTAAGTGCTTCCATTGTACTTTCACTTAGCATTTAATCACCTCGACATTTTTCACAAATATAATGTGCTCCAAATACTCCAGTTGAAACAATATCATTTTCATTGCATTCACAAAGACAATACTCACATATTTTAATATCTTTCATGCTTATTCACTCCCAACTAAATTAGCTATACTTGGTGTTGCCTGTTTTATTTCTTCAATAGCTTTTTGACTTTCTTCTAAAGTTTCACTTGGCTTTAACCAGTTTCTTATTTCCCAAATTGCAACTGCTCCTTCTCTCTTAGCCTCCATTAATTGCCTAAACTCTTCTGAGCTGTCTTCTAACAATGAATAGCTCCAATCATAACTTAATTCATAATCCCCACTTGGAACTATATTGTAAGCATTGCACAACATATCACATGAATACATGAAATCATCAATTGCCTGTTCTAAGTTGTCTCTCATATCATCTACTATTACAAAAGTATCATACATACTTCTTCTTACTTCTGTTGCTGTTGCATTTTGTGTTTCTGGTCTTGTTAAGAACCCTGCACTTACTCCTACTTCTCTTTCTAGTCTTGAATACAGTTCTTGTAATCTAGCATAAAAAGAGCTATCCCTTATTGCAGGACTAAACTCTTCCCAAAAACCATCTTGTCCCATATCAAATTGTTGAAATATACCACTCTCTGGCAACCTATTGTTTACGCCAAAGGCTTTCTTGTCTAACCCTACTAATGCCTCTTTGTTTTTAAACTCTTTTACTATTTGCTTTAAACATTCTCTTATCTCTGCTATTGTGCTGTCACATCCATAAGTAATAGGAACACCATAGTCATCATTTGTACTTCTATTATTTACTGGTGATTTGATATATCCAAACAATATTCTATCTACATTTCTAATCATTAACTGCGGATTTATATCTGCCCAAAAAGATGGAACTGGAATTTCTTTTCCATCTTCATTGGTAAACTTCTGTGTTATTATTAAACTTCCATTTTCAATTAGATAATTACTCCACCTTAAAAATGTTTCTACTCTATTTGCTCTTGTTATTTTCTTTTCCTCTGCAAGGATTGTTGCTCCTGTTATAATTTCCCCATCTGTTTGGTCTACTGTCATTCTATTTTGTTCTACAAGGTCATAATATAACTCATATTTGCCTGTTCTACTGCTTTTCTTTGCATAAGGGACTATTAATACTCCTCCTAAACCAAAAGCCATTCCTGTTGCCTTCTTAATCTTCTTCCTAATCGACTTCATTATTCCATCATTTAAGTATTCAGCTCTTTTATTTTCTCCTGTTACTTCTAACACACTATCAGCAACAACATAGTTAGAAAGTTTATTGCTAAAGATTGCATTAAAGTTTATTTGGTCTATTCTCTTATATTCTTCAGCAAAACTATTGTTACTATCTATCTGCATATTTGTTGCTTGAGTAGATACTTTAAATAAAGTATTTATTACCCATTCCCATATAGTTCTTAACACTTATTATCAACCCCTAACCTTTTCCATATCTATTGCATCTATAATTCTCTTCATATCTCTTTCAAATGAATATTCAAATGCATCTAAACTATCTATATCTGTTGTAAAATCATCTAGTCTTTCATCTTCTAATTTCTTGCTATCCCACAACGCTGTTTTTAAAGCCTCAACTAAACTGTCACATTCTCCATCCACATAAAAAAAGATGTCATAACTTAACATCTTCTGCATTGTATCTATTCTTAAATTAATCAGTTCTTTCTTTGAGCCTCTCACTATAATATCCCAACCTTTATCCCTTATTGCATTGTCTAAACTTCTTATATGTGTACTTTCTGCGCAATCTGGATATATATAATCTATATTAGTATGAAACTTAATCATGCAGTATTCTATAAATTCTAATTGAGCTTTTAACAACTCTTTATCGTCCATTGCCTTTGTTATTCTTCTAGTTGCTAATGTAATAACTTTTGTATAATCTTGGCTTATTCTAGTACATACAAATGCTTGTCCTGATTTAGTCCCACCATAATCTATTCCTATTACTGTATATCCTTTTGGCAGATTATCTGTCCATCTATTGAATTGGTCTTTTTCTGCTTTATATTGCATTTTGTATTTGTCTGGAGTATTTGCAAATTTACTGTATATAATTCCTTCTGCATTTACCCATAGCCCTAATATGTATCTGTCATATTTTACTGTGCCTTGATATTCTTTTTTCATGTTTTCAACAACATATGGTCGTTCTTTTAAAAGAACTGTATTATCATCAATTATATAATGTTGTACATAAGTGTCAGCATCACTATCTAGAAACTTCTTTAACCAATGTCCTGCATGTTCTGGGTTACAAGTTCCATCAAATAATGAATATTCTTGGTCTAACCTTGACTTAACCATATCAAATACATCTTGATGCCATTTTGCTACTTCATCACCATATACATACTTGAAACTAGTCCCCTGTATTTTTGACACTTGACTTATTTTTTCTGCTCCAAGAGCATAGCACTCTTCACCAAATAACCAAACCTTGTTTTGATTTATTCTTCCAACTAATTTTATTCCAAATTTATCCCTCATAGGTCTTAATACATTACGCTCTAGCGTTGCTTCTGTTACTCCTATTAAAGCACATAGTCCATCTTTTCCTATTCTTTCCCTAATTCTTTCAGGGATTACATGCTCTTTATCTTGAAATGTTTTTCCGCTTCTTACAGCACCTACTTTAAAGTTCCATCTATGATTAGCCTTTTTTAAATATTCTCTTTGTTTATTAGTCCATTTAAGCATTTCTCTGCTCCTCTAATAACTTGTCTAGTTTTTCTAATGCACTTTGGTCTGTTTCTTTATCAAGTCCTTTAGCTAATCTTTGACCCTTTTGAACCTTTTCCAATATGTCTGCCATCTTCTTTAACTTTTCATAGTCTGTTATTCCAATATAGTTTATTTCATTTGGATTCTTAAAGCTCTTTTCCATTATGTCCAAAAATCTATCATATAAGTTTAAATGTCTGGTATTTATATCTACTTCTTTTTCTATTTCTATTTCTGTAACTCTTTCTATAATTTCAGTTGCCTTTTGGTCTTCTTTTAGTCTCTTTTTTTCTGACCATCCTTTTGTTTTAAGTTTTGTTGTTCCATTGTAAGGAATTTTTTTATTTTTTATATATTGACTTACACTTTTATGTTCACTCAATATATATTCTTTCTCTAACTGCTTCCAATCATATTTAGCCAACTCCTTCACCTACTTTTTTAAAACAATTTCCTTATCAAACTTCATAGCCTCATCAACACAATATTGCATTTTTTTATTTGGCAAACAAAATACATTTTCATTCCCATTTTCTCCTAATTTTGCTTTCCACTCTGTTGATTTAATAAATGGCTTTTGTAACTCTAACTTATTAAACAATATATCTAAGCCTATTTTAGTTATTATTGCTATTACTGTTATTGCTCCTATAATTGTTAATATTATATCTATCATATATATTATGTCCCCCTATTTTTCTAAAAGTAAAACCCCCATAAAAATTCACCTAACCTTACAGCTTCAATAAACCATTTTTAGGATTTCTAGCTATTTGTTCTCGTTTTATGTAATCTAAACATCTGACTATTTCATCTGACACTTCTATTTCATTGTTACATGTTGCTTTGCATTCTAAGCATATTGCTTCTTTGTATGCTATTCTGTTATCTCTACTATATTTCATATGTTTTTCCCTTATTAGAAACTAACTAGAATGTTTCTGTCCACCTCATCTTCAAGAAAGGAAAATCTCTTATAAACTCTATATTAATATTATCTAGTATTTATTAATAACATCTGGTAGTAAATATTGGACTTGAACCACTCCCCTTGTACCCAAAACAAGTGTGCATACCTTTACACCTTATTTACTATAATAGGTAAAAGACACTCCTGTTTTAAACAAGAATGCCTTTTATACAAAATCTATATAACTGAGGTTCTATACTTATTCTGTACTACTTCTTTAGCTATTAACATCATAACACATTGTTTTTGGTTTTTTGTGTACTTTATGTATAACTTTCGTATATCTTTTGTATAATCTAATTGATTATAGCTTTTAACTTACTTATTGCCTGTATTTTTATCTGTTTTAATCTGCTTTCCTGGATTTCTGTTTTAAACTTTTCATTGTATCCAATTTCTACTTGCCACCATTTCCAACCATCTATACATTTGCAGTCTATTATATAGTGTTCTTTTTCATCTAGTGAGCCTAAAGCTATGTCTAATTGCTCTATTTTGAATTTTAATGGCTTTATTCTTGACTGGTCATCTTTTATCCATTGTTTCACCATTTCTCTTGTAACTTCTGTGTTAACTAAAGTTCCTTCTACAGGACTATTGTTGTCTTTTGCTTTAGGCATTCCATATCTGTCATCTGGTGGTGTGTTTTCAAATTCTCTTGCTATTTCATCATCACCCATAGTATCTAAACATTCTTGCCAATATCTACAACGTTCCTCTGCAACTTCTATTTTGCCTTTATTCTTCTTATAATCTTTTAGCTCTTTGTTTATGTCCTGTTCTCTTGTCATATCTATATCCTCCTTATCTTTAGCCTAAAATCTTTATATATTTAATTTCTCTTTCCACCAATCTATTACTTTATCAACATTTTCTGTAAATATCTCTCCTGTTATATCTATTAAGTCAATTATTATAATGCCTATTGAATATATAATTGTTAATGGTAATGTTATTATCCAAAATATACAAAATATTATTTTATTTAACATATTACTTTTCCTCCCCTTCTCTTCCTTTACCCCAACCTTTTCCTAATTCTCCAATTCGTATATTACAGTCCTTCATATTCATAAGCTCATTATTCACTAAAAACATGAAGCCAGTAACTCCCTTCATATTGTTTTCAAAAACACTTCTTTCTCCTGTTTCAATATTTGCAACTATTATTTGTTTTCCCATCTATTTACCCTCCTCTATTCTCCTCTATTCCATTTCTTCTAATATTTCTTGTATCTCCTCTTCACTAAGCCCCATATCTTGTAATTCGTCAAAATATTTTTTTAATACTTCTATATCCTCTGTCGGAACTTCTTCATAGTAATATACATGTTTTATTTTGCTTTTTTTACAATGTATCAAGTATTTTACAACTGCTCCATAATCATCACCTTTACTTGTTATTAAATACCATTTCATTTTTCTCACTCTCCATCCTCTATTCTTTTAATTTGTCTAGTCTATTCTATAGCCTAGCCCTATAATTGTTCTTGTTTTTAATTCCCCTTTTAACTTCTTTTTTAGTCTACAAATTCTTAAGCTTATATTTTGAAGAAGGCACTTGTCCATTTCTATGTCTCCATAAATTAATTCTCGTAACTTTTCATACTTTACTACTCCATTTTTATTCTTTAACAGTTCTTCAAGTATTATGTTTTCCATTTTAGATAACTCTATTGTCTCACCTTCTATTACTACTATGTTTCTATCATAATCATGTACCATATATATCACTTCTTTTCTTTATCTTTCATTGTTTGCTGTATAGCAAATCCTATTATTAAAAGTATTTCTGCCACTATTGTTACTATTACTCCACACCAAAATTGGCTTATATACATTCTTTTATCCTCCTACATTAATAATTTCTTTAGTCTTTCTTCTCCTATTGTTTCTATTGCTTTTAGCGCAACTTCCCCATCAGTAAAAAATATTTGATTTATATGCTGCCATCCTCTTGCCATACTGATAACATCAAATTTCTTATTGTCGTAATCATAAAAAATATAATATTTTTCTTGACTGTAATCTGTCCAATCTATCTCCTCATTATTTTCTTTTGCAAATCTTTCTAGTTCTATTCTAATCTTTTGTTTTTCTGATGCTTCTTTCGCTTTTGGTTCTGTTTTAAATACATTTTCAATTTCCCATCTTCCTTTATCAGTATTACGGTCTTCCCAAGTGCTGGTGTAGGCATCTCCACAATCGTCTACATACCAATAAATCTCTTCATATTTAGGCTTCCAATTCTTATTCCCTTGAATTTCTTTTTTTAATTCTTCCAATTCCGCTTCTAGCTTTTTTATTTTATCTAAATTATTCATTTTATTTCTCCTCCCTACAGCTAGAACATTCATCTAACCATATATCTCCTATTTTTACTGGCTTAAATCCATTTGCTTTTTTACTGTCTTTTGCATCTTCCCATGTGTCGTATTCTTCTGAATGATAACTGCAATTATCGCATTGTATATAATAATATTTACCTTCTTTTGTTATGCTCATATACTTCTATTCTCCTCCTACTTTAATTAATATAATTACATATTTGCCTATATATTCTTTAAAGATTTTTTCTAAATCATGATTTCCTATTGTAAAATTTTCAACATCATAACCTAATATTGTATATTCTGAATAGCCAGTCCATTGTACTTCTATATCTAAGTCTCCTATCATTTTTCTGACATTTTTCTCTTTTATTTCTTCTAATGTACCTTTTTCATTGTCTGAATAAATTTTAAATTGAACATTTTCTATTATTGCTTTTCTATCTATTCCTCCTGCAAAGTCATCTTCCTTTTCTTCATATTTGTTATAATTCTCTAACTTATATGCTATCTCGCTGGCTAAACATCTATAATAGCAATCTTCTTTTTCTTCTTTTATTGCAATTCCAGTATCATCACTATAAGCATCAGGATTTGTTATATATCCTTCTATTATTATTTCTTCCATATACTATTCTCCTTTCACTACCTCTAATATATAATAATGTGGGCTGTGTGCGGAGTTTTATCAATACACACACTTGGCTGAGTTATACTCGCTAGCACCCACTTTTTTTTAGAATGAGCAATATTGCTCTTTTATTATTACTCTAACAATACTGTATTCAAAAGGATTGTCAGCGCTAGATATTTCTTCTTTTGCATCTTCAAAACTATTATGTACTAATGCCTCATCAATATTGTCTGTTTCAAATCCTCCATCTTTTAAGTATTTCTCTTTACCTTTAATTTTTACAATAAATTGCATCTATTTTGCTCCTTTACTATATACTCTGCATTTTTATATTGTTCTTTTGTTACTATGCTCTTAATATCTTTGTTTATTAACTCTTCATATATCAAATTATTAAAATCTGTTCTTACGGAATGTCTATCTGTATCATGTACTATATCTATCAATTGTTTTTTATTAACAAAATCTCCCACTTGTAATAAGTCTATTATGTTTTTTGAATGCTTTGTTATTATGCCTTCTATTTGTTCTAAACTATAACCACATGCAATTTCACTTCCATTTTCATGTTTCCAATAAAACAATCCATTATTATCTATTCTTATAATTTTGTGAAAATGCCCGCCTCTCGTTCTTATATAATCTCCTGCTTCTATATTCATATATCTATCCTTTCTCTATAAAGTCTTTTATCTCTTCAGCATATTGTAATTTCCCGTTGACAATACCTCTTTCATGACTTAAATATTTTTGTTTTATTGCTTTTTCTGGTAATTTTTTTATATCTTCATCTAGTTTATTTAATAATGCTTGCTTATCTGTACTGCCATGTATTTTGTGCATTAAATCTAAGTCCATTTCTTTGCTTAAAGCTTCCAATATTAACGTTTCTTCCTCTTCTGTTCCAAGTTCACACATTTTTCTTAATTGTGCATTTTCCTGTTCTAATTCTTCTACCTTTTTATATAGCCCTGCTGCAACACCTTGTACTTCATCTAGTTTTCTATTTGCTTCTTTTCTTTCCATATCTATTGCTGTTAAATTAAATTCGAGTTTTGATATTATCTTGTCTTTTTCTTCTAGCTCTTTTAATAAGGTTTCTATTGCTTCTATATTGGTTATTCCTAGCCATTCTGCTCTTATATAATTATCATTATTGTTTTTTTCACACAGCTTATTTAATCTTTCTAATTCTTCTCCTGTCATATTACTCACTCTCCTAACTTCTTTCCACATATTGGACAATAGTTTATACTAAATTCTTCCCAATCATATCCGCATCCTTCTGAGCATTCATTACCAATATTTAAAAGAGTTCCTTTTATTTCTACTTCAAATTGCCCACTTGTAATTTTTCTCTTATCTCCACAATATTCACACATACTCTATTCCTCCACTTCTTCTAAATTAACCTTTATTAATTTTTCATCTTTCCAATATGCTTTCGGGTCTTTATTCTTTCTTCTTCTCTCTAAAATAATTAAATCTTGTTTTAAAAAGCATTCTAGTATTCCTGTTATCAAATCTCTATATAGTACATGACTTGGATATGCTTTTATAAATATGTACTCATGATTGTTTTTACTTATTATCTTTGGTATTTTCATTTGTATTTCTACTTATTTTCTTAATAACTCTTTAAATTTCTCTGCTCCAAAGTATCTGTCTTCTAATATCCCTATTAACTCTTCTATCTTAATTTTTTTCTTATTCTCTATTCCTTTTTCTTTACAGAATTGTTCTACTCCCATTTCACAAGCTCCTGTTATTGCTCTATAATCTGTTCTTGTAACATATCCCTGTTCTTTTATTCTTTCAATATGTTCCGCTACTTCTTTATCTGCTAAAATTTTGTATTCCAAATCTTCCATTGCTTTTTTTAATGTATCTCCATGTGCATTCAATCCATTTCTTTTAACCAAATATCCATTTTTATCAAAATTCTTAAACCATTTGTTAGTATCATTCATCTTTATTTTATAAATGTCTAAATCACTTTTCTTTTTATGTGATATTATAATTGTCTCTACTCCATCGCTAATATCCACTTCGTAAAACTCTTTATTGTGTAATGTGTAATATTTATCTTCATCCAAAACTTTATTATAAGCATCAAGATATTCTTTGTTTCCTATTTGTACTACCTTCATAAAAATTGGTTTCAGATAGTGATTTCTATCATTATTTACTTCTTTAAATTCCGACAATGTTACCCATGTTCCTTTTTTAGCTTTTACTTTTGATAAGTACCCACAATCTGCAAGTATTGCAGAATTTCCACTTATATCTATCTGTGCAGAATATCCGCTTGAACCTATCTTTGCAGAATATCCACTTGAACCTATCTTTGCATAATCTCCGCTTGAACCTATCTGTGCAGAATATCCACTTGAACCTATCTTTGCAGAATCTCCGCTTGAACCTATCTGTGCAGAATATCCACTTGAACCTATCTTTGCAGAATTTCCGCTTGAACCTATCTGTGCAGAATTTCCGCTTGAACCTATCTTTGCAGAATTTCCGCTTGAACCTATCTGTGCAGAATATCCACTTGAACCTATCTTTGCAGAATTTCCGCTTGAACCTAT